CGGTTATACAGCGAACAGTTTAATCGAATAAATCAATGTGGCGGCAACGCTATGGTGATGCATTTTGTTAAACTGTGGGTGGCAGGTCATTGGTTAATTACCAGTTCTCATCTTTTGAGATTGCTCAAGTACCACGATTCGTCGTGGTCGCTTGATCAAGCTCTGAAGATGATCATATCCGCTCATCCAGATACAGGCTCACGCTTGCGAAGGCATTATTTCAAGATGCTTGCTTGTTCTGGATATGAGTGTGATGCCACGGTCAAACAGATTTCTCGCGACTTCTTTTGTCCCCATGGGGGGGACATTGGAGTTCAAGAGGGATTTCGTGATGACGTTCTCAAAAAACTTATTTCATGGGTCAATCCTGGGAAACTCGCGGCAGAAGCTCTTGCAAAGCTTCCGCCCGAGACTCTTGGGGACTTGGCGAAGTCTTCGATCCATGCTTTCGTGACTAGTCTTTGGACTAATATCACGGAAACCGTACAAAAATTTTTTAAAGATCATTCAAAGGTGATTGCTGTTGCCATGGAGGCATTAGTATTCATTCTTTTGATTGGTGTTATTTGGTATTTTACGGTGAACAATCCTCAACTTCGTTGGGGGCTGCTTTGTGGAGCAGTTTTGGTGTGTGCTGGTGTGGTCAGTGGTACCCTTTTCATGGAGAAATGGGTGCCTATGATCACATCATCTATCAGCAAATGGTTCGCTCCTACTGAACAAGGAGTCGAATTGAAGGAACTTGTGAGGCCAGATGCGCCGGTGCGTGAAAGCGTACCGGTCGACAAGGTTTCACTTGTAATTGATGAGGTTAAGGAGGACCTCAAAATCACAACTAGCAGAGTTTCTGATTGGTTTTCAAAGACTTTCGCTTCGATGCATCCGGATGCAAGTCTGGATAGTGTCGTTGTGGAAGAACTTGGAGATCAGGAAGGAGACAATGAGGATTCTAAAGGAGTATGTGGAGTTATCATGTACTACCTTAAGTCGCGTATGTTCGCGGAGGATCCTGCTGCAGTCTTTTCACAAGATTGCACCAAATTCAACACATTCAGTATGGCATTCAAGAACTTCGGTTCTTTTGTGTCCAACTGTGTATCTGTTTTAGGACAGATGGTTGACAAGTGTTGGGAATGGGCCACTGGGAGGCCTTTTTTCGATACGAGTCAAATGATGTTTGATTTGGATAAAGTTGTGAACGTTCAGATGGAAGTTTTGAAAACTGCGAGCGCATCCAGTACCATGGTTAATGATACTGAGATGAGAAAGAAAGTGATTGATGCGTATCAATTGCTTACTTCTTATCGCGCTCGCATGTTGAAGACGAAAGCTTTTACTCCGGCGTCTATCCAGGCGTTGGGGCAGATGATTTTCGCTTTTCATCCTACCTATATCGCGGCTTTTCAAGCCGAGAATCAGGCAGGCAGACAGGAGCCCGTGTGGGTTTACCTATACGGAACTCCTGGTACTGGAAAAACTTCTTTGCTCACCTTTCTTCTTGCCGCCCTATATCAGCGCGTGTTCGCAAAACGCATGACAAGGGCCGACAGGTATGAGAGGAAGCAGTCACAGGAATTTTGGGATGGCTACGCCGGTCAGTGGGCAACCACTATCGACGATATTTATCAATCAAAGGATGCACAGAGTCGCGGTACCGTCAGCACGGAGCTGATTTACGCTTGCAACTCGAATGCATATCCTTTGCACATGGCACATCTTGAAGAGAAGTCCACTACTCTTTTCAAGTCTCTGGTCGTTGGTACCACAACCAATGAAACAGATGTCCCAACCAATATGCAAGTCACGGATCCTGAGGCGGTTTTTCGTCGCCGTGATTTTGTAGTGAGGGTGCGTGCTGATCCAAAGTACGTACAGGAAGGTGTTGTTAATTATCCTCCGATAGTTGAATGGAGCACTGGGCTTTTCGATCGGTGGGTCTTGGACCTGCAGGTTGGAAAACACTATGTTCCGATTAGCTTTGGAGATCTTGTAACAAAGATGGCAGACGCCTATCGTAGGAAAGAAATTGCTTTCGCTGGCCTTGACAAAGCCATGCGTGACATTGATTTTTCTGCGCCAAATTTAGCTTCTCTGCCTCAATCGCCTGGGCCTCGCGGCCGGACTATTGAGGAGACTAGAGAAGAACAAGCTCAAATCTTTGCTGCCGCACAAGCAGCACACAAATACAGTGTTAAGCTCGAAGGGGCGGGTGTTAACATTGATGGAACTGAGGATGAGGAGTTGGGAGATCAAGAGGGATGGCTTGCTGATTGGTGGTTTGGTGTTCAAACCCCCGATCGCGATGCTGTCATTTCTGTTCTCGCCAAATTTGATCCTGGTTCGTATTCTATTGTTGGTCATGGTTGCGCCACATTGGTCGATTACGCTAAGTTGAAAACTTTCTACGAAAGTGATCAGCTTCTTGCATTCGGCCCTCGTGCGGAACTTGTGACCACCCTTCATATCATTGGTAGTCTATCGGATGTGTTATCGAATGTTCCGACTCGCTGTGTTAGCTTGTCAGAAGATCTTTATACGTTACATTTCAATAGATTTACTACGTTTTGGCGTGACAACGATAGGCATCTCCTTAACCGGGATTTGTCTGTTGGTGCCATGCGAAAATGGAGGGATGCCTTTATCCACAAGGGTTCCTTTTGGTATGGTGTTGATTTGCAGACTAGACAGTCGTGCGCGAAACTCCAATCGCGACACGGCTTCACTGGTCTCAATCAGGAGGAAATCAAAGCATACAAGGTTCAACACAATGTTCCAGTACAAATTCTCGACAAGTCCTTCTTCTCTGAAGATGAACAGATGCGGAATTTCCACACTTATGTGTTGACCCTTAACCCCAAACAAGTTCGCCAGTTGCGCGGGAGCATCTGGAGGAACACTTGGAATTGGTGGATGACTGATGATGAAGCGTGGATCTGGGTTCAATGGCGTTACTGGAAGGAGCTTGCGTTAATCTTCTTTTCTAGTTTCGCTGTTGGAGCCCTTATCTTACTCATCACTTCAGCCATCGCGGCTTTTGTCACTGCGACGCTTCCGGTCAAAAAGAAGCATTTCACACAAGAGTCTTCTGCAAAGTATCTCGCCCGTCAAGCGAAGAATATGCAGAAACCAAATCCATGGAAAAACACTGAAAAAGTCAAAGCTCCGGTGCGTCGTCACAAACCTTCCCGTCAGGAGAGGCGTGACTACAAATCGAATCGCTTAGGTGTGATGCAAGCTGCTGATGACAACGCTAGTTCTCTTGTACAAAGAATTGAACCTAACGTTGTTCCTGCTTCGTTGCAATTTGAAGACTGCGTCAATCGTCCAACCTATCTTCTTTTTGTTACAGCTCATACAGCAGTGACAACTTCCCATGCATTTGTGCATCCAGCACCACTGCATGAAATTGTCCATCACACTGACAACACTCGGTCGGAGGAAGGTGCAACTATCTTCGACAAGAGTGAATTCACGGTGAAGTTTGATTATTTGCGTGATCTAGCTTTCATCACTTTTCCAAATTCCAGAAGTTACCGGAATCTTTACCCACATCTGCGAACCAAGGATGAGGACCTCAACGTAAGAGGAATCACCCGAGTTTCGTATGACGAGGATAGGATCTGGCTTCAAACTGGAACCCACCTTGAACCTATTTGGAGAGGCATTACCCGGACAAAGTCGTCTACTGGAAAGTCGATGATGCTCGAGAATGTCTTTCGTGCTAAGGACTGCCGAGGCGGTGCTGGAGAGTGTGGCTTGCCATACATTTTCTTCAACACCACCCAGTCCCTCAAGCTGGTAGGAATTCATATTGCAGGAGACGACGATGACTCACTCGTCGGTCCCTTGTACAAATCTGACTTCGAGGATGGATCTGAAGGAGTTCAAGAGGGCGCACTTTCAAGAATGAGTATCGGAGACCCTATAACCCCCGACGCTTATCCCTTAAAGTATGCCCCCGAAAGATTCGTTCTTCCAGGAGTCAGAGTGATTGGCTCGCTTGCACAGCGGGCCCATCTTCCGGACAAGTCCAAAATTGTCCCATCGTTTATACAGACCGGTGTGACCTTGCGCTCTTCGAGTGGCACGGTTGAACTGGAATGTCCCTATCCGGTGGGTGAACAACCAGTCCGTTTGCGTCCCTTCCAAGACGCCGATGGAAACTTTGTTTCTCCACTTTTGAACTCAATGTCCAATTTCGCCCAGCGTCGCGGGATGCCGATCCCTCCCGAGATGTTAGACGACGATGTTTATGACGGAATCCTTCCGAAAGATTTTCACGATCGAATTCAGCGTCCGCTGAGTATCGATGAGGCTGTACATGGAGTACCGTCACTTGGAAACTTTCCTAGTTTGCCGTCAAGCACGTCAGCTGGATTTGGTTTTACTGAACTTGGTTATACGTCGGGTCCTCGACCTGACGAACCGAACACCAAGTTCCTCTATAGCCATGATATTCCCGGCCGGCCACCCTTCATAAGCGAAGAGCTTCGGCTCCAAGTTCAACGAAGGATTGATGCCGCCGCCAACGGGATAATCACTCCAGCAATTATGAAAGGATGTCTCAAAGATGAGAAGCGTTCTAAAGCTCGCGCTCAGGCCGGGCAAGCTCGCATCTTTTGGATTTCAGAAAAGGCTCACGTCGTGTGGTGTCGAATGTTCCTTGGGACGTTCGTTAGCGCTGTTGAACACTCACTCAACGCTACGGATATCTCGATCGGCATCAACCCGCACTCCGTTTTCCTGGCGCACGCTTTGGTACCACCTTAGCGGCTTCGGGGAAGCAGGTAAGCCTTCCTGTGATGATATAAAAAATTGGGACATGAATTATTTAACTCGTGCTGTACCTGGTTTTGCTCGTTGGATTATCCGTCAACTTCAGTTAGAAGACGGGTCGTTCTGGGCGAAGCAGATATACGCTTGTATTATTTCTACGTTCCAACCTATTTGTGTCCTCTCAGACATTCTTTTCACCTGGGAGTTTATGCCCTCTGGAGCTTGGCTCACATCATTTATGAATTGTGTGCTGAACTCTACCGCGCATCGAGCGATGTGGAAACGGTGTGCCCCACCTTCCTTTCGCAACTCCTTCGATCAATATGTTCGTCTCCGGGTCTTTGGAGACGACAAATTAGTAATCACGCACGACAAAGCCTGCCCATGGTGGGATGGCGTTGTTATGGCGAAACTTGCGCTTCAACTGTTCAATTGGGTAGTGACGTCTCCGGACAAATCACCTACAGTTTTACCGTCTTGCACATGGGAGCAGGCGGTTTTTCTGAAGCGCCGTTTTCGTGTACAAGGACCACTGGTTTTTGCCCCACTAGAGGAAACAGTCCTACACGGACAGGTATTGTGGAGTTCCATCAACAAGGAACATAGTGTCGATGAGCAGACCATGCTTAATTGTCACATTGCCCTGAATGAATGGTTCTACCACGGTCAACAGAAATTTGAGTTTCACAAAAAGCTCTTAAATCGTTACCTGTTCGTAATGAATCCTAAGTGGGTTTTCCAGCCTACGTACGCAGACCTCATGGCCAAATTCATCGAAGGCCACGTGGACTGCTAGCAAGTTACTAATTGACCTCGTCAAGTCGTTAAAAGGAATCGCTCTGCACTCGCACAAGATCAAGGGGCCCTTCGACATATAGGGCTCAACCGCTATGCGAGTGGTAGTCACCACTCCAGAAGTAGAGACACGACCCGGTTTCTACCTTTCTGAAAAATGGGTTGCACAATCAACAGAATCTATACCAAACAAAACACTTCTCGAAACACAGGAGGCTGGTCCCACACACCAGGATGAACTCACTCAGTTTAGAGAAGCAGAACACGAAGTCACGGTTCAATCAGCTGCGGACAGTCAATTTATGCATGATCCAATTGACAATCCGTTTCCGACACAAGTGCCGACAAGCATATTGTCGCGCAACTACCGCGTCTTCACTTTCAATTGGGGGCCATCATACACGACACAAGTGCTCGATTTCCCGTATTGCCTTCTTCAGCAGGAAACTATTCAGGATGCTTTGGCGTCCTTTTATTATTTCCGTGGAGATGTCAAAATGGAAGTTCGAATCAACACTACCCCGTTTCATTACGGGGCTTTGCAGGTATCGTGGCTCCCCTTTTGCGTCACTTCCGCATCGATAAACCCTTACTACGCGTCAGGGAATCGTCCTGTGATCATTTCTGCCAGTACTCAACAGGCGGCGACGATCTCCATGCCATGGACGGCTCCTACTACTTGGGTGAATTGGTTAAATGCTTCAACGTTGGATGCAGTCGAGGCCACCACCATTGGCCGCGTCTACTTTCATCAGTTGGTCCCGCTTACAACCACTTCAACCAGTATTACTGACACGGTAGTAGTCCAAGTTTTTGCGTCTTTTGAAAACCCGCGCGTTGCGGGCTATCTACCTTCTTCATCTACTCGTTTAAGAATGAAGGATAGAACAAAAACAAAGAGTAAACCGATGTGGCAGCAGTCTGGTAAAGACCGCTTTCGCACACCCACTTCACAAGAAGCTGTAGCTAAATCGAGCAGTCAAACGCTCGTGTCCAGTACTATAGACAGCACGCTGTCGCCGATTATCAAGACGATAGGTACCTTCGGGGACTCTATTGCGTCGGCAGCAACGGGTTTGTTTTCTGGTGGGAAATTTTTGGGGTTGTTCGATAAACCCAGAAGTCTTCAGTCTACGCAGCCAGTGATGTTTGACTTTTCCAAAGGTCATGCTCAGGTTGATGGACTTCTCGAGGCTCAAACCCTTGGGATGTACCAATCCAATAAACTTGGGAGCAGTTCTAATATGATGGGGGGCGAGTCTTCGGACATGCCCCTGTCTGCGTTGGCGGGAGTTCCTATGCTTCACCGCATAATCCCGTTCACCGCTGCTAATCAGGTTGACTCGCAAACGGTCATCGACCCTGTTTATTACAACAACAGTTACAGTCAGCCAGATTATTTCTTTTTCACTGCTCAAATGTTTTCATATTGGAGAGGATCCATCAAGTATATGATCCAATTCATCACTACTGCATTCACCACAGCTAGATTCCGAATTTCTGTCAACTATGTCTCTTATTCTTCCGCGGTTACAACCACCGGGGACGTCGTCTCTCGAATCGTCGACGTCAAAGGAGATACAATAACAGAATTCACCGTTCCTTACTTGTACCAGTCTCACTGGCGTCAGGTAAACGGTCATGGCACAATCAGTGATTACCTTCAACCCCGTCTTTCCATCGAGGTTTTAGAAGATATCATTGGTCAGTCTTTGGAATCTGATCCCACTGTGTACGTTCTCATCTGGCGTGCTGCCGGTGAGGACATCCAGTTTCAGCAACTTAACCCCCCATCATTCCTGATGTGGGCACACAGGAAACTTGTATACGCGATCGCTTCCGAGTCCCATTCGGGGGTATCGTACAAGGTATTACTGGCGGAGTTGAACACAACTTCGTCAGTTCTGAGTCACCTCAAACGGTTAAAGACGTTTTGAAACGATTTAGTGGCAACACCAATTCGTTTAACACTGCGCCTTATAACGTCACTCAACCTACTGAATTATATGGATACGTTGCAAACGTGTTCAATTATTGGAGAGGATCCCGTAGAATACGGATTCTTTGCACACCAACAACTGGGTTTCAGTTGTTGAGTATTACTAACCAGCAGTCTGCGACTACTGGTTATAGTACTATTAGTTCTAGTAATGGTTTGGCGTATACGTATACGCCGACCTATACTCAGATCACGTGTGAAGTTCCGTGGTTTTCCACGTTACCCTATTTTCCGTGTATTCCGGCTCAGAGTTCTCTGGACCTGATTTCCACGGCTGAGGGTGCCCCCCAGGATTTCTTTTCTATTGCCGGTGCATACGGCACGTTTGTGTGCGCCGGTGATGATTTTCAGTACGGATTTTTAGTGGCTCCACCACCTATTCCAGCTATGCGTTCTCGCAAACCCGTGTTTCGGGTCAAGGGTGCACCTCGTGTATCTGTGCGCTCTTTAGCTGGCGTAACAAGTCCAAAACCTAGCCTTAGGTCAAGCGGTAAGGCAACACGTTCAGAAGATGAGGGGTTATTAGCCGCGCCCCTCTCAGATCTTCTGGCTACACAGCACAAGGCAACTTGATTGCCCGTTTTGCAGTTATCCCTTCTCGTATAAAAAAGGGGCACCATTAAAACGAAGGTGAGTTTTCGTTTAGTTATATCGGC